CTCAGCGACCCAGCACAGCCTGGAAGAGGAATTTATTCCTTTGCGAAAGAAGTTTTCTCCTCTATTCGTATTATGGTTGGCACATATTTTGTTGCCAGCTATCTTTGGAGTGCTTTCGTCAGCGTTGTCGTGCCCTTGTGGCCCGGCTTCGCTGGCGGAGTGTGCTCCTTTGTCGCCACAGTGGTGGGGTTCCTCAGCCGCGTGGCGCACTATGACTTGCCCCATTCAATGGTGCATGTTCTAGAGCGCTACGTTCACTATTGTTCCGTTCACAGCCTTGCTCTGGCTATTTCCACCCCTGAAGACTGGAAGATGTTTGGTTATCTTCTAGTTGTCTGGGTAGCAGCCCTGATCTCCTGGGTGATCATCTTTTACACGATGGTCCTTGGGTTCATCGCGGTTGAGTGGTTGCGTACACGTATCGCCACTTGGTGGCACGAGCGCGCGCAAAACAAAAGAGTGGCAGCGGCCCTGGAAACGGTCGCGGATCGGACGCCCTTTAAGTCCGAGGCGGAGAAGTTCACTGAGCTCGCCGAAGCAATTGCTTTGGCTCTCAAGAGGCCGGCTATCATTGCTGAAGCAGTCCTCACGTCTTCGCCAACCTTTTACAAGAGGGAAGAAGTCGTCAACTTTATCGTTGAAGTCTTGGATTCCTGTGACAACCATCGAGGATGGGGCACCTTTGTTAAGTTGCCTGGTCAAGTTGTCGGACTTGTATTTCCCGAACACTTACTAAACAGGGCTCTCGTGTCCAGTTTACGCATCGTCTCCCCCCTAACCAAGAAGAGACTGCCTCTCTCCCTAATCAAGCGGGGCGTTCTCGCGAACAAGCTGCAAGATTGGGTGTTCGTAAAGCTTAGCCTCAATGCGATTTCCTCGCTAGGGTGCAAGGCTATTTCCCTTAGCGCTTCTCGGTTATCTGGCACTCCTTGTCAGATGATCAAGATCGTTGATGGCCAGTGTGTAGAGGCCTGGGCCCCGCTGTCAAAGGCAAAATTTAACTTCGTAGAGCACGAGTTCGCCACAACATATGGCGATTCCGGGCTTCCCATTCTACAGAACGTCAATGGCGCTACTACTATGTGCGCCATGCATCAAACTGCCCCTGGCAGGAACTTTCTGTTTACGGACTCCACGTGCGTTAAAAGGAAGGATGGTACCCTTTCAAAACATGTTTACACGTCTGAAAAGAACACGGCAATTGATGTCTCGTTCCTTCATAAAATGTACGACTTTCTCAATAACAACCGTAAATGGTTTCCCAAAGTCGTCCAAACTCAAGAGTCGCCTGTCTGTATTGACGGCGTCTGGTATGAGGTGGAAAAAGGAGGTCACATAGTGGGCCGCTTAGAGTACAATAACGACGGTACAACTACTATCTGGGCAGATGAGTGCCTGGACGACGATTACGACTCAAGGTCCGACCCAGACCAGATGGATGATCGTATGGAACGTGAATACAACGGACCCGCCCGCTATGACGGACCAGGACGTGCTCAACTTATCGCCCAGTATGGGCCCGAGGTTTTTGACGAGATGGACGCCTTAGCAGACGAAGAGTATTACATGAACCATGATGAAGAAATCGATCCAGACGAAGAGAATGATCGATTTTATCGTGAGCTTGCTGATGAGGAAGTTTACGCACATCAGGGCGGATATGGAAATAATATCGAAGAGTCAGCCGTGCGGAATAGTGTTTTCCGTACTGGCACTCTCTTCCCTTTCTTTCCTAAACCTTGCAGGGGTGCCCGTAAGACCAGCAAAACTGGCAAAATTCAACCTGCTAAAGCCATTCAAGTCGAAGAGAGTTTAAAAGAGCCGGCGGGAGCGATCCCGCTGACCCTATTGAGCCTGCCGGCCCCGGAGACAAGAAAATGTCCGGAGCCGGACCAGCCTCTCACCCAGAGCCTGATTTTGTCGAAGTCACCTTCTCTGTGCATGCCCCTAATCGAGCACGCCCTAGTAAGACCTACGACACAACTGACGACGACATCATTTGTCGACGTTCCACCTCCGAAGGTGGAGGCCTCCCTCTCTACGCCCTTTCCGGCCTCTCCTGGGAAGACCATACTAGAGTCATTGCCGGCTCCGAACGTAAGTTCATCGGCCATGTCTCAAAAGTCTATCACACTTCCCCCCCCCAGCCACTCACCCCAGCCCAGCTTGAAGCAATGGCAAGATTCCCTGAAATCGGAACTCTTGTCCCTGCTCAGAGAGGAGCTGCGGCAGAAGGCAATGGGGTCTTCAGAGGTTTCGACGCCCGTAATGGACGTCCAAACCCCCCTTGGTACTACTCAGCAACCCTCGAAGAAGAAGAAGAAAATGGGAAAATCCCAAAAGTCAAAGCCCCCCGTCTCTGGAACCAAGACTGGCGGCAAGAAGCCTGGCAACGCGCCTGCGAAAGCGTCAAGCGTGAAGCCGGCTGCGGCTTCCCTTTAGTCGCCCAATGGGCGACTAATGGCGCTGCTCTGGATGCCATGGCCATCCAGGGTAGCGCCCTGTGGGTCAGTGTGTGGTCGCGCATTGAACTCCTCTCTTCCTACGAACCCTATGAGATTCAAACCTCTAAGGGCGTGGACCTCGTGCGACTTGGTTTGTCAGACCCTATCCGTATCTTTAATAAGGATGAACCGACTCGCGCCGATAAAGCCTTGAATGGCGATTGGCGTGCGATATGGAGTGTCAGTCTCATAGACCAACTTGTGGATCGTATCCTCTTTCAACAAATTCAGACTAGGTTAACAGCCCAGTGGCCCCACCTTCCTGTACAGGTCGGTATCGGCTTTACTGATGACATGATTAAAGATTTCATTCAGCAGTTCCGTAAGGACAGCTTTATTAATTCAGATGATACTAAGAAATGGGACTTTTGCGTGCTTGAGCAGGATTTATTCATGTGCGCGATTATCACATTCAGGGCATTCGACCGCTCTCCACTTTCCGCGAAGGAAACCAAAACTCTCTATAACTGCGTGCTTAACCGCACGCTCTGCGTCTCGAGGAAACTTGGGATACTGTCAGATGGGTCCGTCTTTGACCAGATGGATCACACCCATGCTGGCATTATGAGTAGTGGCGTTTTTATGACCGCCTTTTGGAATTCCATCATCCGCGCGGAGGCCGCTCGTATTGTCTTTCGTCGTCTATCGATTCCACTCTTAACAGTGAAGTCCATGGGAGACGACTGCACCACGGAGGCCGACCAGTTAGTAGAATCGGAACGACTTGTTAAGGAGTATCTCACACTCGGAAAGCTCATGCACTTTTCACAAGTCTCTCGCCCCGGCGAGCCGTTCGAATTCTGTTCCCAATTGTATGATCGAGTGACCGAGACAGCAGCGCCCACTTCCTGGCCGCGTATGTTGTTTAGGTTGCTAGGCAAGAAGCCATCTCCTGAGCTCCTCTGCTCCTACAATTTCGAGCTTCGTAACCTCGATAAAGTGTTGAAGCAGAAGTTGGATGACTTCCTGTTTGAGGTGGGGTGGTGCCTCAAGAACATTACGCAAGCTGCGATGCCCAAGAAAGCCGCGGCAAAATCAAAATCAGGAAAGAAGACTTCCAAGAAAGTTATCAAGGAAATCATCGTGAATGTTCCGCAACGCACGCTTCGGTCCTCCAACCGTGGGGACTATCTCCACGCTCTCTGCGACCCCTTCATGTATGGAACCGGAAAGAAAGTCCCAGACCTCCAAACTGGAACCTCCGCAACAGTGCGGTCTTTTGCATACCTCCCAGCTACCACAAGCAGCTTTGGTTCCTTTGCTTTCACCTTCGACCCCGCCAATGTGGGAAACATTTACCAGACAGGCACCCTCGCCGCCGCCGGAGTCATCTCCGCCTGGTCGGCAGGTACCGCTGCTCCGAATTACGCTTCAATGGTCGGAATCACCTCCTACAGACTTTCCTCTGCCGGAATTATGTTCGTCCCAGCTACTTCGCTTACCGGATCTTCCGGCACCATGTTCGTCGGAGCGACGCCCTCAGTAGCGTCAGTCGCCGTTTTCAACAACGTCGATGTGATCCACGCAATTCCAAACGCCCTCACGGCTCCGATTACAAGGGCCTGGGAAGGCTTTTGGACTCCCCGTGATTTCGGCTCTTTTTCCTACTACCCTTTCCCGGCCTCTGGAACCAAGAGTTCTACTGCCGTGGAGAACCAGTTCGTCGTTGCTGTTTCGGGTGCTCCCGCAACTGCTGTCATTGGCTACTTTGCCATTGTCATGAACTACGAAGTGACCATCATCAGCGAAAGTTCTTCAATTCTTTCTGTGTCCGAATCCCCCAGCGATTTTCCTCAAATGGAATACGCTGCCAACGCACTCTCTAATGGCCAAGTCTTCCGAGACCTTGGTTTCGAGGGTGGTATTGGTGATGCCTACTCATCCGGCGCTCATGCTCGCATGGCGCAACACATGAGTGCGGCTGCAGGCGGGCACGCGAATTGGGATACGCGCATTTGGAACGCTTGGCGCAAATCGACCAAGTCTTCTCAGCGCCCTTTTCGCGACGAAGCCTAACTGGCCATATGGCTTCTCCTGTCTCCCTAGACGTTAAACCTGGGGTATCGCGCGGATACACTTACCGCGCAAAAGGTCTTAATACAGCTTGGCAAATGCTGTTACCTAATAGTGAGCGCAACCTGAACAACTGCGCAAGTGCTGCTAAAAGAAGCTTCGTGAAAATTAACGCTACGAAGGAAGTTAACAAAACGGTCCACCCCTCGCGGGTGGGTGTGGGGATAACCTGTAGAGACAAGTGGGTAAATCTGCGAGTCGCTCTGCCGTACAGCTCGTTTCAAT